CCATCTACATAATGTTCTGCTCTAATTGAATTATCGTGAAGTACATTATCAATGGTTACTTTTTTAGATGTGCCTCCATCATTGATGAGTAATTCTTCAGCACCATCTGTAGTTGTTAAAGCTGATAAAGCCGATATTTTAGTTGTTGCCATTAAGGATTCTCCGTGGTAATATAGTTAGGTGTACCTGAATCAGAATTTTCTGTAATAACATAATAGCCACCTTGTTCAATTTCAATTTCTCTTGCAGATGATTGTGATGGGTCAAACTCTCTATCCCACTGCCTTCTGTTATTAAGCATTGTTAAAGTTTTTTTCTTTTTCCAGTGGAGTTTTTTAGCCATTATGCTCTAAACAGGATTCGTCTTTTACCAATAGCTTGTCTTGAAGCTAAATCTTTTAACTCTTCTTTAAGTTGTTCAGCCATTGGCGAGAAACTTCTAATAACCCTAGCATCTTTTCCTTTACTGAGTTTGCCAGATGGCGTACCCTCATACGAGCCACCTTTACCTCCAGAACGAGAGTCGCTTGGAGTTTTTGTAGTTGTGTGTTTATATTCATATGTACCTGCTTCTTTCTTTCCTTGTTCGTTATTTGATTTTAGAGTACTACTACCGTATTTAGGTGCTTTACCTTCACCCGATACAGAGTCTAACTCTTCTTTAGGGTTCATTAAGTCATCTAACATTTCCATAAGATTGTCTATTTCATCTACAGGTTGTGGCTCATCAGCAAAATGTAAAGCGTTATGTTCTTTAAAATGCTCTAAGTCCATACCTTCTGTAGGATATTTAGCATAACACTCATCAAGTAATCTTGACCAGATTTCTCTTATCTTAGCTTTAAACCTTTCTAGTTCAAGGTTCTCTACTGAGTCATGTTCGCATGTGTCGTCAAATATGTCCATTAAATTTATCCTTGCTTAATCTTTTTTTCTCTCGTTGGTTAAACCTAGTGCTATCATAACCATAACTAGGTCTTAAATCGTTGATTGAGAATATTCTTTGTGCAGGTTTACCACACTTTGGACAGCTTATTCCCTTTTGCATTTCTGCATAAGAACGCAATTCTTCAGTAACATGATTTTCTTCACATTTAAAATCGTAGAAGGGCATGTAAACTCCTAATTAATTCAGAATAACCCCCTCGTAAGAAGGGGTTACAGCTTAATTAACTATTAAGCAGGTACTACAAATGCAACACCAGCATCGTTACGAAGTTCTGCAACTCCATAAATAGTATCAGAGGTGAACAAGTCGCCTAAGTACTCCTGCTTATATTGTGTTTGTGACCTAACACCTACTTGTTCAGCAAGTACAAATGCGTCTTTGTGCATTAGTACACCAACTCTATCTGTAGTAGAGTTACCTGAAGCTGTAGGACAGTTAGTAGATACATAGATATCAACACCATAGATGTTACCAATCTTGCCAGTTTTAATAGCAGCACCATCTCCAATAAACTGTTGCTCAGTGAATCTAGAGATACCTAGTAATGAACTAGCTGCTGTTGGTGGAATCACCATGCAACGATTGTCCATTGGTACATCAGCATCGTCAAGTGTAAGTAACATTTTACGAATACCAGCATCAGCAATTGCTGCTGCATTAGATGAGTTACCTGTGTAGTCAGTAGCACCAGTTGAAGCAATTACTGCTTTCTCGAAAGAAGCTGCACCTGTTCCACCTACTGTACCACCTTGTAGTCCTTCAGATAGTGCTAGTAAGTCAGTGTCGACTCTTTTTGCCAACGCATAACCTGCATCATCGGTGTAGAACTTTCTCATAGAAGCTAATGCTTGTACTTCAGCAATATCTTCAATTAACTTTGAGTACTCATAATGAGTTGCAATGTTAACTGTAATTGCTGTATTAGTTGCAGCACTCAATGTTACTTGTGTGTTTGCAGCTTTAATACTAGCATCTCCTCTAGCCGGCACTGGTATGTATATAGTGTCGCCTTTTTTTCCTTTATGTGATAACTTAGTAACTAAGTTAGCAACAACAAGATTCGATTTATAAGCACCAATTACTTCATCACTCCACAACTCGGGGATGAAGTTGTTGGCAACCGCTCTTGTTACTTGGTTTGAACCTAAAGCCATTTTACTTCTCCATTAAATGATTATTTAACCCTTCCTTCTGCATACGCTTCTTGAATTTCATCAGCAAGTGACGCATAACGGTTGGGGTCTGTTATCTGTAAGTTGATTAAATCAGACCTACGATACATTTTTTTGCCACCGACAGATTGTGTGGAACGAGTTTCAGATACAGTTTGTCGTAATGCTTTATCAACTTTAGCCTTTTCTTTCTTTTTAACTTCTTGTGTTTTTTGCACCATATTTATTTTATCGTACATATCAAAAAGTTCAATAGCAAAGTCTGGTCTAAATTCAGTATCAGCTTTACGGAAAATATCTTTCCTTATTTCACTAGCACCTACCCATTCTTGAAAATTCTTGTCTGCGACTCGAGTTTCCCAGTCTGGATATGCTTTTTCAAGTACACCAAGTTTAGCTTGTTGTTCTTGTTGTGCCATTTGTTTTCTAGCTTTGAGTACATCTGGATGTTTTTCTATAGCTGCATTAACTGCTTTCGCAGGGTCAGTATAAAAAGCATCTTCAAAACTAACATCCTCTTCTTGTGGCTCTTCTATAGTAGTTTGTGCTTTGTTTTGTGCTTCAAGTAAACTTTGGATTAACTTTCGTTGTTCACCAACTTCCGTTCCTTGTTTACCAAACGCCTGTTCAGCGTTCTGATGCATTTTAATTACCTCTTCAAGAGTTTTTCCTGCATACTTTGCTGGTATTTCAACTTCTGGGGTTTCTTCAACTACATTACCTTCTGGTTCTGTTACTGCTTCTGCCTCAATTACTTGTTCTACCTGCGTTTCTTGTACAGGTTCTCCTGTTTCTGGTGTACTATCTACTACTATACTCATTTTTTCTCCGCCCTCGTGGGGTTATGAAGTTTAACTATGTTGGATTTCCATCTTGGAGTTCTTCCAACGCTATTGTAGTTGCTGTTTCTAAACTTAATATAAAGTTTATAACTCGCAACTGACCCTTGACTGCCCAAAGGTCTTGCTCAGAATTAATATTATCTACATTAGTAATATTAGATTCTAAATTTGACATATCTTCTTTTAAATCTAACCAGCCTTCATGTTCCATCATAGACATTCTGTCTATAAAAAACTGCTCATCTGTTTTAGGCATAGTTTATTGTATTCGTGTACTTATATCTGATTTTTTACCTGCTTGTTTTGCTCTAGCAAGGTTCAAAATTGTTTCAGATTTTAAATGTTCTACTTCTGGTAGATTTCTAGCTGTTTCAGAAATTGTATTTGCCATATCTACCTTGTCTTTTTCTATTCCCATAGCTTCTCTTTGCAATCTAATAGCTTTAGCTTGTGCATCTATTTCAGTTGGTACTAATGCTGCTGCTTCTGCTTGATGTTTAAGTGCTTTGGCGTTTTCTTCTGCTGCTTCTGCTGTTGTCTTTTGTATCGTAGCTTGTGCTTGTTGCATTTGTAACTGAGTAGCCATATCTTGCATCTGTTGCATTTGTGGGTCTGTTTGTAGCCCTTGCTGCAGTCCAAATACAATCTGGTCACGGTTATGTATGCTAGAATTTTGGAACATAGCAAGCAATATTACATTAAATGCAGGTGAATCAGCAGGTATAGACTGTAACATTTGCACCATCTGTTGCATTTCTAACTCTTTAGCCATAATACCCATAGTAGAATAAGGTATAAACTTATAATCAGTTACAGGGTATCTATCAACATCAAACTGTATCTTACGATACATAGCTTTGTTAATCATTGGTATAAGGAATGTGTTCTGAAAGTTCATCAAGGTGCGTTTCTGACGCTTGATAGACGCTGACTGCATCATTGACATACCACTTGCAGTTTCTTGCTGTGGCATAGACATATCAGCACTACCAGTACCCATCTGAATCATGTTTTGTAGACTAGATACTTGGTTAAATGTACTTGCATCCATCTGACCCATGTCTAATGGCATGATTGCATCTCTA